GAAGCATTGGAATCATTAGCATCAATAATTGCAATGAAGTCACCATCAGCAACTGCTGCTGCTGTCAGCTCATTAAGATCGAGTGTTACAGTTACAGAACCACTAGATCCACCACCTGACAATCCATCTCCTGCTGTTACGCCCTCGATGTCTCCACCACCTGGTCTAGCACTTCCTGGTAATAGTATCCCTGCCATTAGTTCATACCTGGCACTTTATTCCAGAACTCAAAGTCTATGGTGGCAGCGTTGGAATCGTTCTGCCTGATTACTTGGAATTTCACACATTCATCTCTTGATCTTAAAACTATTATGTCTCCTGCTGCCCAAGTTCTACCTGTATCGTTAGCTGGAGTAGAACCACTGCGTAATTCGGTTACGCTATTAGTTCTGACATAACCCTCAGCGTAGTTAGCTTGGTCAGGTACAGTCAGCGATGTTGCTGAGTCTGTCACTGCGTGAGTCACTAACGAATTGGGTATGGGAGAAAAATTATTTTTCGCCATTATTAGTTCTCCTGTTATTGCTTGCTCTATTTGAAGCTGCGAGTTCCTTGATAGCCTCAGCTAACAAGTTGTCTTTAGCTTTTTCTTCTTCTTTTTCTTTTGCTCTGTTCTCGCCATCGATGGTTGCCCATTCTCTTCTGTGGCGTTTTTCCATATGTACTCTCAAATCATGAGAGGCTGTTAAATTATCTTTAGTGCAGTAGGCAAGACCCCATGAGTCATAAAGTTCTCTGTTAGGATCTGTCTCATGCAAAAGACACTTGATAGTTCCGTGTACTTTTTCATTTTCAGGTTTAGTAGTAGTAAATACATATGTGCCGTTTTCACGTTTTTTCTGTAATTGTTGTGGCAACATATTCCTGTTAACTATTGAGCGATCTCCTGTGAAGGTATCGTAGACATATACCCATCCTGCACTATTAAGTTCTGATGCACTCATAGTCATTCCATTTGAATTACCAACCACAGACCCAGCCTTTATATTTCCGGGTTCCTCTGCAGCTTCTGCGTCTCTTAACTGTTCTTGGATAGATACTTCATTGTTTTGTACCATTAGGTTCGCTCCTTTTTATACATGGGACCAAATACACTCAACCCCTTTTTCTGTTTATTCCTTTCTTCTATGTTGTCCAAATAGATTTGTCTTAAATCTTTTGGCTTTCGTTCTGACATTTCAGGTGGCTTGAGGTTCATGTTTTGAGCCATCCTTATAGCCTCATCGACTGTATATAGTGCTTCGCCACCACCCTTACCATTTGGAACTCCACAGATTAATTGAAATTGTTCCCCGAATAATCTTGAGTCTCCGATGTCTCTTTCAAATTTCACCTTCCTGTCATTTCTAATAACAGTTATTGTTTGAAATCTTCTGAAACCCGAAGAATCATGAGCCTGTTTATTCATCTCTGAAATGTAATAACAAGGCTCATGACCCATGATTTCGGCTTGAGTTAATTCAATCCTAGAAACCATTTACTCTCCTACTTAGTGAAGTCTCTTGCAGCTGAAATTGAAATGTAATCAATCCATGCATATTCAATAGCTGCGCCTTTGGCTTCTACCATTGCGATAACAGCGAGTTCAGCAGTAGTTGATACAGCATTTTCTACAGTCTGCTTTAGCACACCATTGATGTACCATCTAGCAGTTCCATTGATTGCCACTTCAACTCTGATGATGTCGTACTCTCCAGCTACTGCATCTACATCAGCATCAATGTTTGTTGATGTTGTTTCTCCAGTAGTTGTTCCTCCGTTGTAAACCATGTGCCAGTCTTCGTCATCTGTTAGTTCAGCAGAAAACAAAAATCCACAAAGGTTTGCAGCAGTAAGAGTGATAGTTGTAGAAGCTCCATGAATAGTAGAACCTTCCAAGTTTTCAGCATCGACATTCTCGTCTGTCAATCCAAAGTAAAACTCTTTAGTGTCCAAATCAGGGAACTGAACTCTACATTCAGCTACTATTGTTCCCATTTTTCCAACTACGAATCCCTGTGATGTAGCAACACCACAAGAGTGGTTAGCTTCGTCAGTAGTAGTTAGAATTCCGACTCCGTTATTAGCATCAGTTTCACCGACTGTAATTCCTGAGTCTGTCTCAGCAATTCCTTGACCAAGCACTCTTAGTCCTGAACCACCAAATGATCTTGTATCTGCTGTATTAGCAATTATGTCTTCGCCACCAAAAAAATCTTCAAATATTTCAATTCTTCCATTACTTCCCTGTACTGTAGCCATCTATTTCTCCTCGAGCTTTAGCTCTAGTTGTCTTATTCGTTCCCTGTAGGGAGCGATAACTTCATTTATGTGTTCTGTTTTACGAGGGATACAAGCTAGGTTCTCTAGCCTGTTATCCCTCATATTGCCGTTCATGTTATGAACGATCCATCCTTTTGGAATTGGCCCACGTTCTGAAGACCAAGTCCTTCTTCTGTCATTCATTAGCTAGTTGGTGCTGTTGCGTCTGCCTGTACTTCGTATAGCCAGTTTCCTGAACCACGCTCACCATATGCGTACTCGTCATAGTGATACATTGCTGTAGCTCCACCACCAAGTTCAGGTAATCTCTTAGTCTCGATGTAAGGTGATCGACCTTCTACTAATACCAAAGCCATCTGAGAGAAAACTCCACCTTTAGCAAGGTTTGATGCGATGGTTAAGTTGCCATCTTCATAAAGTCTTGCACCAGCAATAGTTCCTCTGTATCTGTTTTGGTAAGCCTCTACAGCCACACCCATAGTTAGTGGTGCGCCTTGACCTGTAGTAGTATCTAGACCTGCATTAATCAATTCATCATCGATATCTTTTAAAGAAAATCCATGAAATACTGCATTGATTGGAGCATTAGCAGGAGCTGGTTCTGTTGTGTTAGAAGTTATCCTGTAAGCTGCAGCAGCAACTTCACCTGAGTCCAATGCATTTGCGCCACCAAGAGCTGTAGTAGCTCCATCGATAGCAGCAAGTCCATCTTCGTCTTTCTTTCTTTCAATAGCGTTCTGTGCCAATGACCCTGTTTGGGCATAAGCATTCGCACTAATTCTTAAAGCAACCCTGTCAGTTATAACTGTATGTACACCGATAACTGTAGGAGTGATACTCATGAGGGTATCTTCCATTTGTTGTGGGTTGTCTAGTTCTGTGTTTTCAGAAACTGCCTGAGCTGTCAACTTGCTCATTGCAACTTCATTCCAAACAGTACCTGTGTTTTCGTCTAACCTTTGTCGGTCAACAAGGTTAGGCATTACGCCAGCAAATTCCCTGACAATTCTTGCAGATGCAATCATAGTAGGAATCGAATCAGCTAACGAATCAGTAATAGTATTTCCTGATGCCATGTTTTTCTCCTAATTAAAATCTAATGCCGAGCTTTTGCATTTGTTCGGCAGCTTGTGCTATTTCATCTCTAGTAACTGAAGTCTCAGAATTTCCAAGTCTAGTAAGTAAAGAGTTGCCATTAGGAGATACTGGCATACCCACACCTGAATCCAAGTCGTTTATGCCAAGTTCCTCGTTCTGCTTTCGCCTCTCTTCATCTGCCGTCCTTCGAGTTTCTTCAACCTCAGTTTCACGCTTAGTTCTCTCCAATCGCCTAGCGACTTTCAAGAATTCTGCGTATGCTGCATATAGTCCTGAGACATCATTATTTTGATAGGCTGGTGTCCACAAAGCCCTGAAGTCACTGAGTTCTTCGGATTGTTCAAGGTTGAGTCCCAGTTCTTCAACTGTGTCTCTTATCTCACGAACCATTTCAGCTGATGCGTTTGTAAAGGATCTGCTCGATGTTCTGTTCACTGTGTCTGCCTGAACTTTCTCAAGCTCCTCAGCTAACACTTGCTCATCCTGAGTAGCCTGATGCCGTATTAAGGCATTGACTGTTCCTGTCAGAGCTGCAATCGAGTCAGCAATTTCATCCGTAGATGATTTCTCTTCTATGGCTTTCTTGTATCTGCCATTGAGAGCGGAGTAATCCTTATTACCTTTTTCAAGGTCATTACGCATCTGTTGAATCTGCTGTTGCAGGGATTCCATGGTGGGTTGTTGCTCTTGTGATGTCACTGGGTCTGCCTCTGCCGAGGGAGCTGCAGTTTCATTCGGTGGAGCAAGGTCGCCTGTTCCATTTGTACTAGGTTGTACTGGTTCATCAAATCCTGCTGTCGAGTCCTGTAATGTCATTTACTACCCCTTTTTTAAAACAAAAAAAAAGCCGCCTGAGTTGAACTCATGGCGACTTGCGCACTGTAACTTTATTTAATTTTGCTCTTAGTCTAAAACCTTATATCCATTTCTGTCAAAGCGAATGTGAATACTTTTCTTGCATCTCACACACCTTGTCCATAACTCTCCGTATAGTTTTTCTGCAATCTTCTTATTGCATCCGGGACATCTGATACCTGTTTCAGTTGTTACCAATTGAACCCATCCCTTCTAAGCAAATTATCGATTTCACCTCTGTTTGTTCCTATCAATCCTCCGGATGAATATTGAATTTCTTTTTTGAGAAGCTTTACTTTTAAGTTGGCGGGAGTAGGATTGTATTCCCATTTCCACAACAAACCGTCTAATACAGGATCTGCTTTACGCATCTCTAATTTCTTTTCATCAGCCTTAGCTAAAATTCTTCGTAAATCTACTGAGTCTGTGTTACTCCAACCCTTTGATGGAACTCCACCCTCTCTCATTGTTTGTCGGTCATCTCCATTTTTCTTTTTCCAAAAATCGTATTTTTCTGCAAAACCTTGTTCTTCTACAATTTCATCCAAAATCCTGAAGTAAGGCTCCATTACTTGTCTATCTTGATTAAGTTTTTGTACTATTGGCGGACCACCTGATTTAACAAACTCTAGAATATTATCTACATGATCTGCCATTTCAGGGTCTTGCCTCATGTTTTCAATTCTTTTATCTCTTTCTTTAAAGTCATAACCCCAAACTAGATCTTCTAAAGGAGGGTCTTCAAGAATAGCAAAATACTTTTCGACTGCTCTGTTAAATTCATTTTCACTTTCTTCTTGTTCATCAAAAAATCCTTTGAGGTCCTCGTACTCACTATCTGACTCGATCTTATCTACCTCATCTATATACTCACCGTATGATCTTGAAATTGCTTCTCTCAACTTTTTCCCGACACCAACCTCTTCTAAAGCATTAGCTATATTTGTATCTCTAGTATTTTTTACTTCGTTTTTAGCTTCAATGTATTTACCTAGATCGCTTCCTCGTTCTTGTCGTTCTTCTTGAACATCTTCTCGTAACTCTTGTAGTTCTTCGTTTTCCTGAACAAGTTTTGAGTACAACTGAGAGTTCATGTCTTTGGATCTTTTGGGGAAACTTCCCGGTTTGTGACCATACTTTGCGAGTTCTTCTTCACTCATTTTTCTAAAGTCATCTTCTAATACTCTCTTGAAATCATCCGAGGCTGTTGACGGGCTGGTTCTCATTCCAGTCATAGCCATTATATTGCCGGGAGTTGAGCTGCCCTCAAAAATTCCCTGTAACACAAACGGTGCGGAGTCTAAGAGTAAATGATGTGCCATATCCCCAAGTCCTTCGATTTCAACATATGGATTAGCATCCATTGGGGTAATTCCCTCTGCAACAGTTTGAGTAATTCTCACTCCCTGAGAACCCCTGCTAGCCATAAATTTGAGGAATGGATTTTCTTGGAGATCCATGCTGGCAAGAGTTGTAGGATCAGTTACTGAACCTGCAAGACCTGTCAAAAGCTGAGTCAAGGCTCTGATTTGTCCACCGACTCCATAGTGTTCCCCATCGATCTCAATACTTAAATATCTTTTTCCTGAAAGAGGGTTTTGAGATACAGCTATATCGTCAATAATCTTGTCCATGCTGTCTCCTTTTGCTAAGCCATGGGCAAATATTGCACTAGCCGCCATTCCGTGTGTTACTGCAATAGTTTGAGCAACTGCACGGAAAGAAGCTTTTTGTCTTGCTGTTGCTTTCCCGGTAGCTGTTGCGGGAATAGCCATAATTGCGTCTGCTACTAAACTTGTTGTTGAACGCAATAGTCTTGGAGAAAATGCTAACCATGTGCTTTCAATTTCTCGTAGGGAAGAACTGACACCTAACCCTTTAACGTCTAACCCACCTGTTAAATTATTAATATATGTGGCTAATTCAGCTACTGAATTCCCTTTTTTACCTGCAGCTGTCCATGTAGGTTTTAGTGTCTTAAATAATTCAGCTCGGTTATACGCTAAAAACATACTGTAAGAGCTTTGAAATCTACCCATTGTTTGATTAGTAAAAGGCTTTACTCTTTTTCTTCTAAATTCTGAAGCTTTTCTACCTACGCTATAAACTTTACTGTCAGCTGCTGATTCAAAAACATGACCGAAAAACTGATCTCCTTTAGCTGTAGGAAGTAAGTCTAGAAATCCTGTAACAGGTATTCCTCGACCCTTTTGTAATGCTGCAAACATTTCGCTGTCACCAACCGGTATTCCGTTTTGAGCCATTTCTATAAATGTGTCGTAATTGTTTTCGACATACCTTGCTTGAACAGACGGATCAAGAAAAGCACCATAATGCCTTAATGTACCTGCAGCCCATCGTTTAGGATTAGTTGCTAATATAGGAAGCCCTTGAATAAACGGCGCACCAAAGTCAGCTGTAGCCATTAGGAACCTTGCAGCATCCGTAACTCTTCCGACTCCCCATGCAAGTTTGCCTCCGACTTTTTGTGATATCCCTTTAGTGCCTGACCTCATAGGACCTGCACCTGAAACTCCTGTAATGTCTTCTATCCCTCTAAAAACTTTGTCGTTGTAAATTTTGCCTCGCCATTGTCTGACGCTAATTTCACCGACATCACCAAAGAATTTACCGGCTAATGTTTCTGATTTTCTTATTTTTTCTAATTGAATAGATCTTTCTTTTTTTAATTGATTCTGAGTAGCTTTTGATTTTGCAAATTTTGCCGCTGCGGTATCTACGTCATCTTGCAATTTATTTATGTTTTTTAACATAGCGGATTGTTCTTTTGTAAGTTTTACTGCTCCTACCCTCGTTTTAGAAACACCGTCTTTAACAAAGTCAACAAAATCAAAATCAGCTTGAGATTTAGCTCCAGCAAGTTTCCTTCTTGCTCTTTTCAATGCAGCTTTATCTCTTGCAGCTGTATTAATAGCGTCCTGAGTTCTGCTTATAAGTTGCGGATTTATTTTTTCTAGATACTCAGTTGGGGTAAATGATTTAACATTTTTTGCTAAATAATCAGTGAGCTGGTCGTCAATGATTTCTCCATAGGCTGCTCGCATATGTGAAGCTAATGTGGCTCTTGGGTCTGCTTCGTAAACATACTCTACGATTTCTCCTGTAACTTCATCGACTTTACCTGCCACTCTAGCTTCCATAGCTGTTTCCCAAGTCCGTGCATTATGTGAATTGCTTTTACCTAAAAGTTGCACATCATCAATAGAAACTACTTGTCTAGGTATGTAGTAGTACCCATCTCTGTCTTTTGACAATGGGGGTAGCCCATTCTCAACTCTTAAATTCTCAACTTCATCTACTATTTCCCTATATCTTCTGATGTATTCCAAGCCATCATCAGAAATCACAGCTCCGTATTCCCTGATAAGAACTTCTTCCGGGATAGAAAAAAGATCCTGCCATAACATTTCAGTGCCATCTACAACACCGTCTTTATCTATTTTAATAGGTAGACCACCTCCACGAAATAAACCACCAATGGTTTTACCTAAACGATGAGTCAATCCCCTCGAGCGACCTGCAAGGCTATCAAGTCTTCCCTGTAAAGTTACTTCAACAAGTTCTTTTGCTGATGTTTGCTGTCGTGCTACTGCTATTTTTGCTTTTGCTTCGGGTGTTGTAGCAGCTGCGGACGGATTAATTCCTGTTCCCGATGCAACTTTTCTTGCAATGTTACTGTCGTACACATTGATGTCGTCAATTTGATTAGAAAGACTTTTTAATCCAAACACTACTTTGTTCCCACTTGCAGCTCCCCCTACCCCTACTTTCATACCTGTTGACCTAAGAACTTCTATTGCTTCAGGAGAATTTAGATCAACAGTTTTTTCGTATATCTCATCTCCTGCACCAAGCTTAGTAGTTCTTTTATTTAACAACCCTAGTTCTACTAATCTCTCAAGAGAATCTTGTACTCCTCCCTGTTGTAGAACTACTCCTGTTTCTTCACCAAAAGCTTTAAGGCTAATGGGCTTATCTCCCATCATTAACCAAATCCGAACATCTCCTTCAAACAATGTCCCTGCAGGAAGTCCTTCAATGTCAATTGGTGTGTTCATTATTGCTGAAACTAATTCATCTTTACCTTTTTTAGATGCTTCAATTAAGGCATCATCGCCCTGTTTGCCTAGTGCATCAGGAACACTTTGAACAAAAGTTTTAAAAGTATTGTGATTTGATGTAGCTTTTAATTCAGGAGCAAGTTGTATGGTAGTAAACGCTGCCTCTCCGGCTTTTGTAACTTTTCCACCTGTTTTAACTAATCCTCCCAGCCAACCAACTGGAAGCACGTTAGTAGGAACTATCGTTCCGCCAATGATTTGTTCGCTCAGTGGTCTTTTTTGTGTTTCCTCATCTAGCCCTCTGATAATGTCAGCTATTGGCATTGTCCTTGGTTCATCATCAAACGGGTTTATTTGCTTAACGATTGCTCTAGTTTCTTCTGAAGGCGGAGACATTAATCTCTCTGCACCAAACTTAAACAAATGCAAAAGATTTGGTATTTGCGGACCTGACATTTTGTTTTGTTGCCTGTTCGTAGATAATGCAGTAGTTTCAGGAAGGGATTCAATTATTGAATGATATGCCACAGCTGTAAGCTCTTGCTCTGCTCCCAATAAAGTTAAAGGTCCAATTGCATCTTCTCCGTATTGTCCCGGCACAACGTCAGGGTTGTTGTCGTAGTACCATTGACGAGCTTCCCTATACAAATTTAAGTCAGGCGCACTCATTCCTCTAGGGTTGTATGGTTTTTCAAGGATTTTTTCGTAAACAGCGTCAGGTTTAGGTCTTCCGTAATTTCTGTACTTACGACGATCTTGAGTGCTTTTTTCTCGCTCTCTTTTTTTATTGTTATATTCAAAGCGCCTTCGTTCAGCTCTACTCATATTTTGTGGATCTTGCTTTTGATTAATCAGTGTTTGTATTTGTTCACCAATAGGTAAAGACTCATCAACACCTTCGCTTTCATCAGTTTCATAATCTGTTGGTGTTAACTGAAAACTTTGTCCTGTCAAAAACTGTTCGTTTTTATCAACCATTATCTTCTACCTGTAGTTACAATTGTTCGTCCACGACCACCAGTTCTTAACAATGGCAGTCTACGTTTTAGTTCTTCTCTGTTCTTTGTCTCTTTAATTCTGTCTTGCTCTAACTTAAAGAACGGAGTCTCTTCAAATCTAGATTGGAATCCCGGTAACTGTTGTTTGAAAAAACCTTCAGCAGTAGTTGCGTCTATAGTAAATCGATCACGAGCCATTTCTCTTGCAAAACCACCCGGCATAAATGCTTCTCCAACAGCCCCTCTTTCACCAGTCAGTGGATCAACACCAGTTTCCATTTGATATCTGTTTCTTGATTCTTCTAGTCGTTCTGCTTCTGCCAACAATTCTTCAGTTGGCTTATTATCAACGTAGCCCTCACCTGACTCTATGATTGCGTCATATCTTTCTTGAGCTGTGTCCAGCTTTCGTTGTTGTAATTCAAATGCGTCTGTTCCGTCTTGCGCTCCACCTCCGATAGCAGCTAAGTATCCTTCTTCATCCAATCGAGGAGCTGACACTTTTCTAAATTGTTCGTTGAATCCGGGCAATTGAATTTGTTCTAATAAAAACTGTGCATACTCAGGTCTGTCAACAGCTATCTGTCTGAGCTGCGGTGAAATCGACTCTAAGTCAAAGTCAGTAGGTTCAGGAAATGGATCACGAACTATTAATCCGGGAAGTCCGGGTTCTCCGGCAATCCCCCCTATTTCTGCAGCTGCTTGCCCACTAAGAGGCGGAACCTCATCAGGGTTCATACGACCAGCTAGGTAATCAACTTGCTGTGCAAAATCATCATCCGCAAGTAAATCATCAAATGATTCAAAGTCCGATACACTGTTTGCGACTTCTCTGAGGAAAAGAGTTCCAGCTTCTCCTTCAAGAATGCCCCTATATCTAGGGTCTTGTTTAAGAAATTTTGCAGCTTGTGCTTCTCTGAAATCGACATCTTCTGTGTCAGCCCTGAATTTGGCTCGGGCTTCCATTTCATCTTCAAGTTGTTTCTGAAGTTCTGCAGCACTGTTCTTTTTATCCTCAATAGCCTTTTGCGCATCTAAAACATCCTGAATTTCTGTGAGTACAATTGAGTCATTATCCCCAGTTGCACCGTCAACTAAATTAAAAATATCAAAACCCATTTCTAGTGATGGGTTTTTCTTAGGATCATTAAATGCATCTGTATATTTTTTACCAAATTCAGAGTCTTCAATTCTTTTAATTAAATCTCTTTGCCACTTACCAAGTGAGCTTGTTATATCTTTATCAGTAAAATTTTCTCTCCATTCTTGTGGATAATTATTATTGTTAGGATTAGTGAAATCGTTTTTAGCCATCATGGCTTTCACGTTGTCTTCAATAGATTTATTGAAATTCCAACCTGACTCTTTGAAGTTGTTGTAAAGCTGTTGATCTGTACGTTCTTTTTCACCAATTCTTGGAAGTTCAGGTCCTTCACCAGCTGACATAATTTCCGGTAGATCCGCATAAAAAGCAGTTGTATCACCTGATATTCTCGCAGCTTGTTTAGTGTCTTCAATTACCTGATTCAAATCTTCAACAAAAGAATCTCCAATTGAATCAAGTTTATCTAGTATTCCTTTTGACCCACCTTTATCTGAATAAAGTGCATTGAGTTCACTTGAGTCTATTTCAAGGTTTTCCAAAAACCTGTTAGCGTCTTCAATTGTATTTAGATTTCCTTCGAGTAATGCGTTAATTTGAACAGGGTAGTATCCACTCTCAACACCTTTTTCTACAGCCGCCCAAAATTTACTGTTCTTTGTAAGTTTGTCAGGAGAATTTCTAAATTCAGTATTGACTCCATTTAAAACAGAGAAAGCTAGGGTTTCTTTTTCTGTAACTCCAGCTCGATATTCACTAGTAATTCTTGTGTTTCCTTTCAAGTCAACTTCAGTGTTGTAAAAAAGATTTTCTGAAACAAAAGTTTTAGCTTCAGCTATTGTTCCGACATACCCCTGACTTTCCCATTCTTTTAAAACATCCCTAGATATTTCTTCATTTAGGGAAAAAACATCATTTATAGTTACAGGTTCTTTTAAAATAAGTGAGGTGTCAGACTTTTCATTTTGGATTTCAGTTACTTCGTCAGTGTTATAAATAGTTTCAGGATCTAAATCAAATAAAGTGAAGTTTGCTTCCCCATCAATATAAGCTATATTTTCTAGTTGGTTTTCAATTTCACTTTGAAGATTAAGGTTTCGAGCATTTGTAAGAAGTCTAATATATTCATTTCTTGTATTTAAATCGTCAACAGTCCACTGAACATCACCGATTTTACTAGGCGAGCCGGGAGGATTAAGACGGGCATTCCATAAATCTAGAATTTCCTGTTCTCTTGATATATCTGCAATACCTAACCTTTCTTTTGCTTCAGCCAATTATATTTCTCCTAGGCTTTTGAGTAATTCCGTTAGCTTTAAGTTTTCTTTTCATCTTTGGAAACATCTCATAGTTCTTAGGTAATTCAGTCATAGTCTCCGGTGTCTTATTACCTTTCTTTTTAGAGTGTCCTATTAAGTTTTTGTATTCATCAGCGATAGATAAAATCGCATCTGTGTATGGGTTTTTACTGGGCAAGGTTTATCCTATTTGGTGTAAATGTGTCAGGGGTTAATGGTTCATTTAAATCAGCCGGAGCGCCACCGCCTTGAGGTGGTCCCTCTTGAGGTGGTCCTGCTTGTGGAGGTGCGCCTGCTCCCGGAGCTGCGCCACCCATCATTCCGCCTTGAGCCTGCTGTTGGATTTGCTCCATGGCAGCTGCGGAGTTCTCTTCATCTACTAATCCAAGTTCCTGAGCTACCAATGTTTCTATCTTTTCTCTGACAGCTGGTAGTTTTCGTACAGACTCCTCGATCAATCGTTTCTTAATTTCAGTTCCGTTCTCGTATCCTGCAGTTTCGTAGTATGTCATTGGATCAATTAATCCTGCTCCATACTCACTCATTGCCATCTGTCTCTGTTGCATTTCCATCACAGGTTCTGAGTGTGGGAATTGTATTTGTATTCCATACACACCATTAACTTGTGCTTTAGTTAGAAGTTTCCCATTAGCACCAATACCTGATGCGAGTTCAGATACGTTATCCACTAATTGCAGAATCCGACTTCCGACAATAGATGCGAGATGTTCTCTCTGCATTGCTACACCTGAGAAGATTCTCATACCTGCAGTATTTAAAATTGCCTGTTGTCCTACTGTTGTAACACCGGCTTGTCTTTGACCTGCTAGTGCTGGAGAGTAGGTTCCCATTTCCAATGTTGAGTCAGTTCCTGCTCTGATACTTTGCATCCATCCCGGAATATCCGGGGTATTCATTACCCAAAAATCCTGCATATCTCCCTCAAGTATTCCCTCATTCTGAATTGCCTGAGCAAGGGTCATAGGATCTCTCGATGTACCCATAGGTGCGAATGCAGATCGTAAAAGCATTTGATGGAACGCAGAAATTTCCTGAGTTCTTTTTCTGATTGTTTCTTTGTTTGGACTTAAAATTCCCTGTGCAAAGTTATAAGGATCTCCGCCCTCATCGGCAAAGTCCATACCTGATAATCCTGAGAACGCATGAACAAATGGGACAAACCCCCAAGTATTGCGTTCCATGTAAATCGGAGTAGCTGCGACTGAGTTCGGACTACCATATGTTGGGGCTGGGTTAGCTACCATTTTAACGTGCCAGTAAGGACTCCAGTAATCCCACGTTTCGATTTCATCCCATGGGTCTAGATTATCCATATCAAAAATTTCTGCAAATTTTCTACGTTGAGTTCTCTTCTTCAATACTGATTGATCGTGCAAACTCTGAGCTGTCATCTTTGATGCTTTTATTGCAATCGTAGGTATTTTCTCAGTAGGATTCATAAGTACTGTAGAGGGATGTGGAATCCTGATTCTTACAGGGTTAAAGTTTTTTCTATTAGCTTTGAATATAGCTGACTCTTGTTCGTACTCTTCGTCAGTTGCAAAGTTAGCCCTGTCAGGTGATGTAGGTCTATCTGACAATCCTGAAAGTATTGGAGCTTCAATTACTCCATAACCATGAGCCACCATATATTGAGATAACATTTTCCATGGTAGGTTGGGTTCATGAAGTGCTGCATTATCCATGACAGCTTTTAGTCCATGTTCTAAATTTGTTGCGTTGATTTTGTCATCTTCTGTATCACCGACAGGTTCTCTGTGAATTCTTGGTGAGAAACTCATCAATGTAGATACGGCATGATCTACAAGGTGTGTGGGTGTGGAGTCATAGAATATCGGTCTGCCCTGATAGTTCTGATTCCACACATTAAATTTTCTTTGATAGTAGTCATCATTGTCACGAAATTCTTCGTGAGCTTTTGACCATAGTTCGGTCATCTTTGAGTAGAAGCGTGTAATTTGTTCTGCTTCGGGTCGTTCCCTTAAATCAGCCATGTTATTTTTCCTATGCGAATGCTGGTAGTCTTATTATTTTTCCGTTACTAACCATTCCTTTTTCTTCTTTGCACATAAGTGCAATTCCTAATGCCATTACGTAGTCATCGTGAGCGCCACCCATTGCCTGTGGCTTTTCTCCCGGAGACGCAATAATGGTAGAAAATTCATCTAAGCCATATCGGTTAGGGATGGTAAGTTGACCTGCATTAAAAGAAGCTCTAAGTTCATCGAACAGAGCCTGTCTACTCATGCGATCAGTTTTCCAGCCGTATTCTCTTCTTTGGTTTCTACCTCTACCGACTCTTCTTCTGAAAAGTCTTGGGTAGTTTTCATCTCGTGCTACAGTCAGAACTGTGTCTGAAAAGTTATTTTCTATAGCCCATTCAGGGTTGCTGTATTCTTCAAGCAGGTCCATGGATGCAACAGAAAAGTCTTCAGGTTGCATTGTGTTTGTGACTAGATCTGCTACTACATACCCTGTGTTGATATCAACTATGACGGTGACGGAGTAATCCATTCCAACCCCCGCTGCGACATCCGTACCTGCGACATATCTCTTGCCCGCCCTTACGTCCTGATAGATGTTGCCTGCCCCAACCTGTCTGATTGGTTCTATGCAGTAATCTTCCATTCCAATTATCATGTCCCTGTCGAAAATGCTTTGCGCTCTTGGTGGTGATAATGCCTCCGTTTCCTCAGTGGGATACTCCTGTTCCATGTATTGCTCGGGACTCATACCCTGTAAATCCATAGATGGAACAGAATCCATAGTTGCTTCGTACCATTTCTCATCTCTTCCCGGTCTTGCACTCCAAGGAATGAAAACAGTCTTCCATCCATTGTCAGGAGCATTTCTGTAAAGTTCTTTGAACAGAGATGACATTTTTCTTTTATTGGAGGTAGATCCCATAATCATCTGACCCCCTCCATCAATAGTCGGTTTTACGGCTGCGTAATTCTGAGCGTGGTATTCATGAAAGTCAGCCTCATCCTGTATGACTACAGATGCTGTTTCTGAACGACCTGCATCTTCAGTTGATGGAAGTGCCAATACCTTTGAGTCCAGTGAAGGTATCCCTATTTCTGATCTTGAATCAGGGGATAGTGGATGTTGCCACTCCTGTGGGAGGTTCTTCAAAATGAACCTTACTTTATCCAATAAGCTGAATGCTTCAGTCTGACCTTTGGAGATCATTAGCACATTAGTGCCGGGACTGAAAGTTAATAACCATGCTGCATAAGCTGCACTTGTCCATGAGAATCCTAGCTGTCTTGCTTTTAGAACTGTGACTAATCTGTTCTCTGTTATTGCAGCTGCTAGGTCTTTGATGTAGTCCCATTTTTGGAATGGGGCAGCACCCCCTGCTTTTCCTGAATGTAATTGAGATCTTTCTAGAATCTTTACATGGTCAAGAAAGTCAGGTTGCTCTCCGTCAGGGGAGATAAAATTTCTTCTAGCAAATTCTTTCTCTATTCTCCTGACTGCTTCCTCTTTGTGTGCATCGGTTAATGCAACCATTTATATTCCTATAGGTAAGATGATCTTTTAGTAGTTCTAGCTTTTCTTCTTTTTTTCATCATTGAACCAACAGTAGCCTTACTTGCTCTTTTAGCCACCTGTGGGATAGGCTTTCTTTTTATTGCTTTGCCTGCTATACCTATTGCAGCACCAGCAACTCCTCTAGCTGCACGTCCTGCTCCAGTTGCAACACCACGCTTAGGTGCACGCCCTGTTCCACGCATTGGTCTTTTCGTAGCTCCACCCATTGGTCTTTTCTTTTTAGGGCGACCTAATCTTCTTCCGTATGTACCTTTACCTTCAGGCATTGTTATCTCCTTTTAGCAGTTTTTGCTGCTCTCCGGAATTGTGCTGCAGTGGGTCTACCTTTCTGTCCCTTCTTCCTCATAGTTTCACCACTCCCTGCCTTGATTCTTTTTCTCTTGGCTTGGATATTTGCGTACAGCCCCGGTCTTTTTTTAGTTGCCATTACCATTTCACCTTGTTTGCCCAATACGCAGCTGACATTTTGCCTCTAGCAATGTTTTTTGCGTGTCGAGCCTTGAATGATTTAGCACGGGGAGTCATGGTTCTGTCACCAGTCTTGCCTTGTTGCCCAAATCGAATCGTTTTTACCTGTCCACCTGATTTTGCAACAACAACATGAGACTTCTTAGGATGGCTGGGAGTTCTTTTTGGTTTATTGAAACCTGATACGCCAGCTCTTTTTAACCTAGGGTCCCTTTTTGCTGCCATTACATCTCCTGAACACTAAAGGGACGGATGTCGAAGGAGGTGCAGTCCCGTATTTCCGCCCCTATTCCCTAAAATAACAAAGCATTGTTGAAAAAACAACCACTATAGAGAATAAGTTCCTATAAAAAAGAAAGTAACAAAGAAAAAAGCGTAGTGATATACCCCCCCTAAAGGGGGTATATATCACTAACACCGTATTTAAGAAAAATACAGTAACGAAAATGACGAATAGTGACGGTAGTGATTAAGCGTCACTATCCTTACATGATGACACAATCGCTTAAAGCTCTGTCATCACTTCAGGATCTGTAGCTGGAGTGACGATAATGACGACTACCAGTGACGATCACTGTAGCTATAACGGTAACGAGCATAGAATGGCAAAAACGCACATTATTGGTTTGGAGTTGTACACACCATCTTCGATGGCGGGGGGCGGCAGCCGGGTTGCGATCGGCGAAAATTCTCGTGACACCCCTACGCACACACGCACGACACGCACGCATCGCCCACGCACGAGGCGCACACCGATTCAGTCGCCGTTTACTTCGTAAAATTCCCCGTCAATGGCGTTTGTGTTACTAGATTTTAGTGCCTGTAATAGATCGGCGGTCTCTAGCTGTCGGAGCGTAGCGTCTACGTTGATATTAGTCGTTACTTCTCGGCGATCTGTCCACAGTCCAGCGAGATGCGCCAAACTGTCGAGCGTTTGCCGTGCCGTTGATAGTTGTTTCGTCTCTTTCGACAGTCTCAACACATCGAGGTATTCCGTTATCAGAAAATCACGGTCGATATCTTGTTTTCTTTGCGTAATTTGTGCGTTTTGTTGCTGAATCTTAACAATGTAATCACGCACCTTAACATTTCTTAACAATCGAGAAGCCGACGCATTTATAACTGATTCCGCCTTATCTGTTCCGAATGCTTGACGGTATGCTTCGGAGGCATTCCGATTATTGTTAAGGTAAACATCGCAAAAATGCTTTTGTTTATCATTCAAATTGTGTTTTATTTCCGGCATAAAAATATCTTGTCAATACCCAAATTGAGCAATTTTTGAGCAATTTTCTTTTGTAGCTAGATTATACCTGTGATATCGTTGAATTTCCAACGAATACGGGGAAAAGTGTTGACATAATCTCACATAGTGTGCTATTCTGTTCACAGGTCGAGCAAATAAACAAAACGGGAGACAAGCAAAATGATCAAGGCAGATATCAAAAAGACATTGATTTTCAATAGAAACAATTTAGTTAGTTTAGCCAACGACTATTTAAAAACTTCTAAACAATATGATGATAATGATTGGAATCAAGCCAAAGAATACGTAAGAAAAGCCGAAACTTTGGAAGAGGTTTTATACCATGGTTTTAATTATAAATTTGATAATTCAATTTATACGAAATACAGAACAAATGAACTATTAAAAAGAGTCGATACAAGTTGGAAAACAGATTGTAAATATCCACATTTCAACGTGTATGAGGATGAAGTTTCATTAACTCAAAATGTTCATGGGATACCAAGTATTACTTAAATAAATAATAGGGTCGGGGAACAATCCCCGCCCCTACCCTACCAAGGGTAAAAAAACGGATTCACAGAGTGCGCTAACACTCCGCAAATCCTAATCAAATTAATAAGTGAGTATTAAAATGACTACATTAGATTTTACAACTAAATTTATCGAACTACAAAATAATAATAAAAAAGAAATTGATAAATTTGATCCCAAAAAGCACAATTTATTGGGTAGCAATTCCGTCAAAATTCAGCATTCCAACGAATTTGGAAAAGGCGAATATAACACCGCTATTATGTACTTAGCGCCCTATGATTTGAGCGGGAAACAAGTTTGTCCATTCGCTAGTGCTGGATGTTCCTCAGGGTGTCTAAATACTGCGGGTCGTGGCGGGATGATCAAAACGGGCGAATATACCAACGCAATCCAAAATGCAAGGATTCGCAGGACTAGATTTTTTTACAGCGACCGTCAAGGATTTTTGAAGCAATTAATAAAAGAAATTGCTAGCCATGAATCAAAATGTATTGCCGAGGGTTCAACGCCCGCTATCCGTTTAAATGGTACTAGCGACATAGCTTGGGAAACAGTATTTCCCGAATTGTTCGCAATGTTTCCCGATGTGGTTTTTTATGACTATACAAAATTTCCAATTAACAAGCGTACAAATTTACCAAAAAATTATACTTTGACATTTTCGAGATCAGAAGCGAACCATGATCAAGTACTGGACAACTTGCGAGCCGGTCGCAATGTCGCAATCGTATTCAGCACTAAAAAGAGTGAAGAATTACCTAGTCAATATCTAGGTTATGAAGTGATAAACGGCGATATTCACGATATGCGTTTCTTAGACCCCAAGGGCGTAATAGTCGGGCTAAAAGCCAAGGGTGACGCTAGAAAAGATACGTCCGGATTTGTAATACAAGTTATTTAATTAATTAGACCTAGGTAAGTCTAAAAACTGCCTAAAGGATAAAAAATGTTTAATAGATCGCAAGCAATAGAAATATTAAAAATTCATACCGTGACGATTCGAGATTATAAAGACTTTATCAAATTAGTAGGAATTAAAAACGATTACACAATAAAAGAATTAAAACACTTTTTGGGATATTAAAAAACAGGGGTTGACATATCACATCATGTGTTATATTATACCTAAAAGAGCCAGGAAATTATAAAACAAAACAGGAGAAAAAAATGACTTGGAAAACACATAAAAACAGTTTTGCGGTTGACTTCCCAAACGGGTGGACAGTTAGCGTAGTTTGGGGCGAAGGTACTAACAGCTCCAACGGGAATTTCGGGGGTTTGGTTGAGGTAGGAGCTTGGAGAACAGAACAGCCGGATATGTGGCTAGATGAGGAAATGACCCACGGATACCTAAGCCATAAAGAAGTACTTGATTATATGGAACATGTCAGGAGCTTAAACAGTAATAATCTATACAAAAGTTGGTCAAGATCAAAAGAGATTGAATCATTACTTGATATCTAATTTTAAAAATAAAACAAAACAGGGGGTGAAATAAAAAAATAACTGGATAAAAAAAGCTCCGTGAGGATGTCGCCTCATGGAGCTTAAACAAAACAGGCAATTTGGAGACTGCCCATGAAAAATATTTTATCACATAAAGAACCGGTTCAGCTTAGATTTTCGGACAAAAAAACTTATAGGGTCGGAGCTACCGTAGGAATAATTGAGTACTTCCTAGCTGGTGGATTCGAGATCAAAGAAATCAAATACAAGGAAAAAAAATGAATAATGAAAATGTAACTTATCAATGCGTAGAGTGTGACAGTACTGAAATATTAATGGCAGATGCTGTATGTGAATGGGATGTTACGAACCAAAGATGGCGAGTAACAGATGAATCAAGCGTGGTTTATTTTTGTAAAACACCCGATGAACATATGAATAATGAAGTAAATGAAATAGCTATTCAGGAGTACCCATTTACTTTAGATGATTTAGATGATTTAGAAGTTGGATTTATCGATGGGGGTAGCAATGAATAGTATTCAAGAACAATACAAAGAACTGTACGAAAATTTTGAAAGCGTTGTCGATCATTTGCGAACAGTCCATGAAGGTGATGACCCTGACAATTATTTGAGTCAGCTAGAATCTGAATTACAAAAATCAGAAAAAGTTTTAAATAGTTTCAATCCAGTAAAAATGATTTGTTCAGACACTGAATGTAGATCAGAAAATGTAACTGTCGATGCATCTGCACGATGGGATAAGCAATCTCAAGATTGGCAACTAGAAAAAGGATCAGAATATCCTCACGATGGTTTTTGTTATGACTGTGATGGTTCAACTCAAGTACATGAGATAAGTGATGACATGACTCCACATATAGAAACAGACGAGGAATACGCACAAAGAGTAGCGTCAATCAATATGGAAGGCATAGAGGAGGGAAGTGATGATTGATTTTATAAACAAAAAAGTTATAGATGAATTAATTTTAAATCTTCAAACCATACCTGAAAAAAATGCGAAAGATTTTGTACTCACTTATCTAAAAGAAAAAACGATACCAGTTTCATTAGATGTAGACTCAGCTAGTTTGACCTATTGCGAGTGGTGTGGATGGTTAGGAGAATTCCAAGAAGACTTTAACTGTCCAATATGTAATAAAAACACCTATTGTAATTCAATCGATTACATTGCTGACACAACTTCTCCAAATGGAGTTAATTGTTTTAATGTTTTTAAAGATGTATTTATAAATTCAGGCTACGACACAGATCACATGAATAACTGCACTTGTAGCGATTGTGAAGAAGAGGAAATAACCAATGAATAAATATAAATGGGTTTGTCTCAATTGTGGTTCTGACGATATTTTAGTTGATGCGTATGCACAATTTAATGTGGCTAGTCAGGCGTGGGAACTAGTCGAAGCATTTCCTGAACAGGACAACGCAACGTGTAGAAAGTGTGATCAAGAAACTAAATTAGAGAGTGTGATTAATGAATAATATTCAAGAAAAAGTAGATCAATTAGGTAATCTTTTAGAAGCTCAATCTGACCTCGATAATGAGATCAGAAAACTAGAGCATGAAATAACTCGAGAGATGGAAACAATCGGAGCTAGAGAGCTACCGCATAAGCTCTATGATGTGGAATTAAAACTGTCCCGTACCCAGTTCGACAGCATCAGCTTAAAACCATTGCTTGAGAACGAATTGATAGCCGATGAACTCCACGATTCAAAAGCATATGTTCCGGCTCATGAAGAGATAAAACAGATCCCCGAAAAATGGGACGGTACACAGCTCAAGAAATTTACAAAGTACGGTGGCGAAATAGCTGAGACTATTGGCAAAGCCACCATGAGAACGTATAAACTACAAATAAAAAGGAAGAAAGGTGCAGAATAAAATGCCATCAATTAAAGCTATTAATTATAAAAATAAATGGATTTCCGAAATTATTTCATGCGATAAACCAAATGGTATTTTAGGCATTATTAAACATGATGCAAAATTTTTACATGAAAGTGGGTCTTATATAGCAAATATTTATAAAACAAATGAGAGTGATTGGGGATTTTTTAATTCTTATGAATACTCTACAGATTCAAAAGGAAGAAGTTTATTTTCTACAATTGAAAATGTTCCGAATGATAAATGGTATAAATTTGAAATAAGAAAAACAGGTGCAAAATGATTACTCTTGATATATACGAGGATGGCAAACATACCGAAATAGAATTCGATGATTCAAAGTACGATTTGGACCAAATGCGAGAGGATTGGATAGAGTTTGTTCAATACAATGATCGTGACAGTTTCCAAGATTATTGCCAGTGGGAACAAGAAAATAATTTCGATGAAGATGATGATGACTTTGATGAAGATGAACATGAAGCGATGGGCTACCACTCAGATGGCGGTGTCGATTATATGGGAAGGTTTCCAGTCAAAGATATGGTAGAAAATGTTTACGGATACCATCTTAAAAACTTGATGGATTTAGACAAATATTTAGTGGAGCGGGTAGGGTAGTAAAACACCGACAAAACACCGACAAATTCCCCAACCTTATTTGTACATGGCATTTTCAGAACAGGAATAGAATTCATTTTCGTAGCTAATTAGTGACAAATTTGACCACGATGGTTGCAAAATTGACAATCAAATACAGCATTACTAGGATTAGGAAACCGGTGCTCTATCCTCCTGAGCTATAGGGGCATGGTGATTTTTAGCTACGAATCAGACGGTTTATTGTACTTTATAAAAAATATTTCTGAAAACACCGACAAAAACACCGACAAATTCCCCCTTTCATTCCCCCATGGTGTATTTTTCATCAGGGTTTTGTCCCCTAGAAAAGGGTATAACATTTCCCAGTTGATTGCCTGCCAACACCTTATCATTATGAGAAACTGAATCGTAATAAGTTTTAGTTGTTTTCTCATCGCTGTGACCCATAGCGTCTCGGACTGTAATTGAATCAACGTGTGCATGTCTGAGGAAGGTCGCATATGCCCCTCGTAGTCTTTTAAAAGTGAGTCCGCCGTCATCCTCAGTCCGAGCATTAAAGGGAGCAAACTCATCCGCAAGTTGAACTCTCCATTTACGCATTCTTCGAGAGAGAAAATTGTTTGTGTATGCAACACCTCGATGATTAGAAATGATTGGTCTATCTTCTGACCATTCACCCTTTGCCAACTGAATTTGTTTTTGTTTGTATTCTTTTAGCCAAAGAGACACATCATCTTTCAGACTGCACCTCATTCCAGATCGATAACCATTTTTAGGGCTTCTTATATGGTGCGGATTACCGTTTACCCTGTGATGGGTTTGATATAGGTGGACTTCTGTGGGTTCTGTGGTTGATTCTAGGTTTTTAATATCGGACCATCTCAACCCAAGTAATTCTGAATTATGAAACCCAGTGTAGATGGCAATTGTTAAGGCTACTTCAACATCATCGCCTTCAGCTATTTCCCAAATCGCATCAATTAATTTTAATGTAACTTCAGGCTTACCTCTTTTTATTTCATCTTTAGGTAAACTTAGGTTACTTAAATCAGATAATGGATTTTCTTTAAAAACTTTCCACCACACACCTTTATTAATAGCGTTACGATATGTAGCGAAGTGCCTTTTAAAAGTTGCTGGTGAAAAGTCGGGATTACTTGCAACAAATCTTCTAGCAAACTGGTAAACATAAACTGTTCTTTTTTGAAGATCCGAAATTAGTACGTCAGCTATCGGGTCTTGAGCTTTTATGTATCCATGCTCATCTCTAGTAGCAATCTTTTTTATATGTGCTAAATAACTTACTTTAGTAGAGGTTGCTAACGCATTTTCCGGAGCTGTGGCAATGGCAGTGTCATACCAATGATACAAAAAGCTCCCGAACGTAAGAGTCGGGTCGTACAAATCATCGCCCTCCATCTCTTCGTACATTCTAGTGAGTTCTTCTTGCTGAGCTTTAGCTTCAGCCATAAATTCTGTAGGGGTTAAATTAGGATAATTTTTTATATCAATCCTTTTTGATCCTCTCTTTCTTTTTGTATCACTAGATTCTTTTTCTTTTACAAAAGTTATCTCTATCTTTGTAAGGCTGTCATCCAACCACCTACAATACTTAGCTTCTTTAGGTTTGTAATTTTTCGCCATCTTATCTTTCACCTTCTGAATTTATGATGAATTGATCTACAGCTCTAGTGAATCTTTCAATGTCTGAGTTGTTATAAGGCTCATGGAACTGCATATGAGCGTGTACTTCACGATTCCCTGACAATTCTTTTTGATAGTACAACCAGTACCTAATTTCATGTCGTTGAAAAGCATTCTTCTCAGCAGAATCTCTAATTTCAAATCCATCATAAGCACCACCCATTCGAGGATTTGATACTTTTGATATGACTTTTAAAACGTCTTCCTGATATGGGAGG